TACGAAAGGTTAGAAAAACCCGTAAACCCTCCTCAAGCTACCACACTAACAATCTTTATAAATTGAAATTCCGTTGAAATAATTGAAATTTCTTCCCTTTACTTTTTCAAATCGTTTGGCAAGCTCGGTGCTGAATTTGGTATTTGACATACAATATTCGTTGTTATCCCCCGCCCAGCTTGCATAGGCAGCATAGAGCGTGCTTGCCTGAACCGAACCCTCTAACACACATCTGTCCTCGATAAAGGCGGAAATGACATCCATTTCACGCTTGTACTCTCTCACGCTCTGAAGAACGGCAGACGGCATTTTCAAACCCTCTCTTTGCCACAGAATACAGCCGTCAATACACCATTTGAAAATTGCTGTCATTTCGGCTTTGAGCTTATGCGTAAGGTTCTTATCAACCTTATCCTCGGGAATCTGAACATTGAACGGTATCATATGTATTCTTCGCCATATGCCCGTGTCGGTGCCTCTGATAATTGGTTTATGATTTGTCGCCATCCACAGCTTAAACTCGGGCTTGAACTCAAATTCCTCGCTGTACAGCTTTCTTGCCGTTACGGTATCGTCACCCGTAAGCTGTTTGAGAAGTCCCTCATTAATTCGCACGCCCTCGTTCGGCTCAACCGAGGTGACAAGCCTTGCACCCTTTAACCGTGCAATGTCGCTGTTTATGGCACTGCTCTGAGAGTTTCTTACCATAATTGTTTCAGGCTGAATATTCGCCGCATAATCGCCGAATACATCACGGATAACATCAATGAATGTACTCTTGCCGTTTCGTCCCGTGCCGTAAAGGAAGAATGCGCATTGCTCGGCTGTTGAGCCTGTCAGACTGTAACCGACCGCCTTTTGAATGTAGCGAATAAGCTCCTTATCGCCTGCAAAAATATCGTCAAGAAATGCAAGCCAACGGGGACACTCTGCCGTTTGAGAGCAGTCAACCGAAGTAATCTTTGTAAAATAATATTCGGGATTATGCGCCCTCACTTCGCCGTTTTTAAGGTTGATTATTCCGCTTGGGGTGTTTAGTGCCATACGGTATTTATCCATTTGTGCCGGAAGTACGGGGATATGGTGTTCAACCTCGTTGAGCATTGCTTTTTTTGATTTGTTGGAACGGCTTGATTTCATATGCTTTTCGAATGCTTTTGACATATCTCCGCCGTTCTCCTCATCAGCTTGCAAGTACAGCCTTGCTTCGGCTTTCATAGCCTCAACGCTCTTGTCTGCCATTCTTAATACAACTCCGATATTGTCAACACACCACTTCATAGAATTGTAGTAATACCACTTTTTCTCGGTGTAACAATACCTTACATTATCGCCGAATAAATCAACGAACCTGTCGGCATTACCCATATCGTCAAAGGTGTAGGCACGCATTTTTTCTTCGTCAACCGCTTGAACAGCCTTGCCCTCACCGATTGAAATTGAATAATCGTTATGCTGTTTTGGGTTATAGGTCTGAGTACAGCCCGACACAGCCTTTTGCAAGGTTATAATGCCGTAGGTTGTACCCGACTGTTTTCTGTCCCACTTGTCACGCATCAAGCCTGATTGTCTGAAAATCGAATCCATTTTGTCGGTATCGCAACCGCACCAAAACGCAAGCATATTGCAGAATGCCATATCCGCCTCGCTCTGTGACGCATAAGCCGAAAAATCACCGCTGTATAAGGCTCTGAAAAGATTGCCGTTTTTGGCATTGCAGGCGGCTTTTACAATATCGTCAACCGTATTGAGATTGACCTCAATGTTACGGAGCTTAGGCTGTGGCTCTGTTGCCTTGCCGAGATATTTTGAATGCAGCGGCTTTATGCTTTCGGTGCAATCGTTTATGTACGCATATGCAGAGCAGTAATCTCCTGTCACTACGAAGAATCTGCCGTTTTCGTACATTTCAAAACCGCCCGAATCATTCTTCGCCTTTCTTCTGCCCTCGGGAAGAGTTCCCTTGCAGATTATGTGAACGCCTGCCTTGCTCTGCGAAAACTCGGCGTAGCTCTGCAAAGTGTTCACGAACTCGCTGATTATGTTGTCAGCTCCGCCGTTTTTGTAGTCCTGAATGTCATTCGGCATATCGTCAAGATCAACACCGAAAAACGGTGAATTTGAGAACATAAAGCCTATGCCTGAATATTTGGCGGATTCTCTGACTGCTGTTTCAAAGTCTGACCAAGTGTCCGAGTTATTCGGCATTGCAAAGCCACCCGTTCTTGGATTTATCGGTTTCTTTGAAATTCCGCTGTGCGATTTCGGATCGGGATATGACTGCCAGCACACCCAGTTTTTGTAACCTTTCAATTCCTCGGGAACTGCAAAATATTTATTTTTATTTGGGTTTAAATTTGTAAAGCCCATTTTTTCACCTCCATATATAAGGAAAAGCACGGTGAAAATTGCACTGCTTTATGCAATTCCCGAAGAGTTTTTTTAAAATCAGAACGGCAAATCATCATCAATCGGCATATCAACAAAGCCCTGATTTGCAGGCTGAGCAGACGCATAACTCTGCTGTGGCTGTGCATAGGCTGTAGCTGTATTGGTTGTCGTCTGCTTTGGAATATGCTTTACAGTCGGATATTTTGTAGGATTTCTCCAGCTTACTCGCTCCTGTGTTTTTCCGTTGTATTCTTCGTGCTTTATAGTTACACGCAACGGCTTATTGACAAGCTCACCGCAGAACTGCTCAAGGCTGTCGTACTCCTTGCCATCGGGAAGTCCTGCCGCCTTGCCGAGTGCCATAATCTGACCATAGCTGTATCCCTTGACCTGCAAGTCTGCGTTTGTAGGCTCTTTCTTCTTCCACAATGTATCAAATATATATCCGTTTTTATAGTTCTGCTCAACATCATTTCTGATTACCATTGAGATGTTCAGATTTTCTTTGCCATTCTTTGTTACTCTCTCCTCAACCTTAGCGATAAGACACTCATAATCGCCCTCGGGTTTGAGTGAGTTAGACTGTGCCGCCTCGCTCCAATTTGCTTTAAATCCCATAATTTTACTCCTTTGTTATTAACTCTATTGCCTCATCGGCACTTCTGCACACTCCTGCAACAGCGCCGTTGAGTTTCATCATCTGTATAAATTTCTGTTGTTTTTCGCTTGGCTTGCCTTTGGGAGTTTTAACCTCGATAAAAACCGCCCTTCCGTCTGATTTCCTGACACCGAACAAATCTGAAAATCCGGGCGGAACTCCCGTGTTGAAATATCTGCCGTCCTTTGTAAAGCCTGCACCTACATTTATACGGAAAATATCGCAGTACGGTGCAATTGCAATACGGATTTTGTTCTGAATTGCGTGTTCTTCTGTCAAGCTATCATACCTCTCTTTCGTGCCTGAAAATATGCCCAGCCTGTTTTGTAGCCGTGGCTTTTTGCGTATGCAAGCAAGTCCGCATAGCTGTGGCAATCGTCGGGTGTGCTAAAATCAAGCTTGAATCCCTCAACCTTAATGAGCTTTGCGGTGGTATCGGTTTCAACGGTTCTTTCGGCTGTCGGGAATACATAACCGCAATGCGGACACACGGCTTTCTGCCCTGCCGGCGGTGCTGAAAATGTAAAGAAACATTCGGGACATTGTCTGACCTTTTCCTCCTGCTCCTTTTCGATTTTTTTAACACTCAGCTTTTTGCGTTTTTCAAGCGTCCATTCTCGGTCGTCATCAGGCATTCCGTGCCTTGCATAGTTGCCCACATGGTCAATAATTACCGCCCTTTTGTTTGGCTTATAGCGCATACACCGCATTGACTGCTGAATGTAAAGCGTAAGGCTGTGAGTAGGTCGGAGCAGAATCGTGCATTCGCAGTCAGGCACATCAAAGCCCTCTGAAATCAAATCCACATTGCAGAGGATTGTAATTTTGCCGTTTCTGAAATCGGCTATAATCTGTTCTCGCTGTGCCTTCGGAGTTGCTCCGTCAATATGCCTTGCTGATATGCCTGCGTCACAAAAAGCCTTCGCCGTTGCAAGACTGTGCTTTACCGAGGAACAGTAACAGACGGCTTTCTTACCGTCTGCAAGCTGTTTGTAATATTTGATAACATCACCGAACACCGTGTTTTTAATCATTGCCTTTTCAATATCCGCTGTTACATATTCGCCCATTTTGGTGTGCAGTCCTGTAAGGTCGGCAACACTCGGAGCATAGTAATCATACGGGGCAAGGCAGTTATGTTTGATGAGCCATTTTGTACTCACCCCGATTATTAGCTTGTCGTTGACATCGCCCAAACCGTCACCGTTTAATCGGACAGGTGTTGCGGTGACGCCAACCCTCGGAACATCTGAAAAATGTTCGTAAATGCGTTTGTAGCTTTGTGCAAGGCTGTGATGATTTTCGTCTGTGATGATAAGTGCGGGTTTTGGCAGTTTCTTCAATCTTCGTGTAAAGGTCTGCACCATACCGATTTGGCACAAATCCATAAGCACACCCCAGCGGACAAAGGTTCTGAATATTTGGTCAACAAGCTCTCTCCTGTGAACAAGGAACAGCACCCGTTTCCCGTTCCAAGTTGTTCGTCTTGCAATTTCTGCGACAATGCAGGACTTTCCGCCACCGCACCCAAGGACAATGCAAGGGGCTTTGTAACCCTCTCGCCAAGCCTGTCTTACCTGTTCAACAAGGTCATTCTGATACGGTCGAAGTTGCATTGTCTGCACCCTCTCTCTGCTTTTCCTGTTTCTTCTGCTTTATCAGCTTTGCAACACACTGCATACAGAGCTGTCTGCCGTAATTTTTTGTTGTGCCGTCAATGATCTGTTTAACGGTGCGTTTGCCGTCCGAAAGTATCGGTGCTTTGCACTCATCACAATACTGTTCTGGTTGCATTGAATAGTATGTTCTCAATGCTTCATCAACAATTTTAAGGTCATTTGATATGTACATTGAATCAAACAAGCCTATCGGACTTTTACAGGTATCGTTACCGTCCGTTTGTGTTGCAAAAAGATACTTGCCGTCAACGACAACAGTTTTCAAAACCGTGGTAAACATTCCCTCGACCGAGATTTTTTCGTCAAGCAATTTGCCGATTGTTTTGGCTTTCTGTCTGCCGTTTTCGTCGGTTTCAATATGGCTGAGAAAATAAACAATCGTGTCATTCGGGAGAGTTTCAACCTCTTTCACAAGCTCCCAAAAATTTTTACCGATATCGGTAAACTTCTGAAAGCCTGTTTCCTTGGCTCTTCTCATATACTCGTTAGCCATGAGATACTGTGCATCATCAACTGCAATCGACTTGCATTTCTGCTTTTTGATAAAGTCCTCAATATCTATGTAGTTGTCGGAATTGATTGAAGAAGTAAATTTTGTTCTGAACGGGAGTGATTTTCCGTTTACATTCACAAGAGCAAGTTCATTTGCTTTGAAATTTCTTAAAGAGGCAGATTTTCCGCTGCCTGAATATCCTAAAACCAATATAGGTAATCCCATAAATAACACCTCACTTAATACTTAATGACTGCTTGGCTTCCATATGTACGAAGGGTATTTCTTCGCCCTTTTTGCAGAGAGCCTTGACATCATTCTTTTTCACTTCGGGCATACTGTACTTTAAGAGGTGGTCAAGATTGTGCTCCTCCGCCCACTCAACAAATGAAATTTCATCATCAATAACAAGGCTCGGAGCGTTCTTTTTAAGCGACATAACCGCTCTCGGCATATCAATCTTCTGTCTGCCGAGTGCCTGCATTGACTTAAACAGATAGGTTTTAAGACTCTCCGCCTGTTTTTCTTTTTGTGACTGTCTTTTTGCAATTGCCGCCTTTTCGGCTTTAAGCATTTTAGCCTCGGCAAGAAGCTGTTTGTAGTAGATTGCAATGCTCTCGGCTTTCTCGTCAAATTCGCCCTCAATGCCCGTGAGAGTATCGAACCACGCTGTCAACATCTTATTGCGGTATGCGTCCACATTAGCAATGATATTGCCGTCATCATCAATCGGCATTCCGTCTGCGTTCGTATCGGGTTCCCATTCGTTGATAGCGTCAAACTGATTAAATAAATCCGAGTACATCTCGGTAAGCTCATAAAGTTTCATTGTTGTTCCCCCTTAAAGATTTATGTTTTGTGTGGCAAGTGCCTCCAATAAATGTTCAACCTTGCCTTTGAAAAATTCCTTGTCCTGTGACTGCTTGGCGAAATCGAGCATACGGATAAAGCTGTCATATGCAATTGAAAAATATGCCTTAAAGACATCCTTGTCATCTGATGGACCGTCGGCAGTCTGAACATTTTTCAGCCTTTCTTCATACTCCTCTTTCTGTTTGCGAAGAGCCTCCTGTTTTTCATCTTCAAGCTGTTTTCTGACAATTTTTTCGTTGTTGCGGTATTCTTCTTCGAGTTCGTCATAATGCTTAATGTTCTCCCTTTCCAAAGCCTTAATCGTTTCATTGAGTCTGCGTTCATTGTCGCTCGGCTCTGCAACGGCGACTTCGATAGGACGGCTTTCAAGCTCCTGAACTTTATTCGTCAGCTTGAAATTTTTGTTCTTTTCCTCTGCAAGCTGATTTTTAATATTGCGATAGCTTTCTTTTGAAGTGTCCGCCTGCTGTTTGTAATAGTCGGCGTCTTTCTTAGCGTTATTGAGCTGTCGGCAATAGTCAATGCTCTTGTCGGTTGCCTCCTGCTTTTCGTCCTTCAGCCTGTCAATCTCTGCCTTTAACTGCTTGACCGTTGTGTTTTCAAGGTCAAGCTTTTCGGCAATTTCAGCCTGTTCGGGTTCGCTTATGGTAGCAAGCAACATCAACTTACTTTTGCTAATTTGTCCAAACGTTTGGACATTTTCAGGATTTATTTTTTCTACAATAGAAATATAGTTATATGCGTTACTGCGTTTCATGCCTACTTCATTCTCGCAGTAGTCCTCAAAGTTCTGATATCCAAGCTCCTTGTACAGCTTGTTGTCACGCATTGTTTTAAGTCCGTTGCACATATCCCATATGTTCTGCTGTGCAAGGTTTGCGCTGACAATTATCTTCTGATGCAGTTCAATTGCCTGCCTATGCTGTTCGCTTACTGTTATTTCTGACATTTTTTATATCCTCCAAAAATTCAGCGTATTGCTTTTCAAATTTCTTGATTTCATCCGGCTTTTTAAATCCGTTGTCACGCTCATTTTTGTAACCGTGGCACTGCATTATTTCCAATGTTTCGGGATTTACTTCAATCGTAAAAAACGGGATTTTCGGTTTATCTTTATGACGAATGAAAAGTATTATCGTGTCACCTCTTGCGTGCCGTCTTACATATCCGCCGACGCAATGCTGTAATATTCTGCCCTCTGCTATTATTTCTTCACCGCTTTTTGGGGCAAGCATTATAAGGCTGTCTGTGCTCATCAGCAACGGAGAAAGTGCCTTTGCCATTTTTGCAATCTGCTCCGTTTCTTCTTTGTTTGCATAGAAAGCAACCTTTTCAAGCGTTCTGTCGTGAGCCTCTTCAAGATGAGCCGGCATTATTTCTTCGATACCCTCGGGGAGGTTTTGGCAGGTATCAAGATAATCCTTTCACC